GGTCGGTCTATGGTTTGGTTGATTAATACAACCAATCCATGTTGTAGAAGAAAGTGTCTGTTGTTTCCATTTCACCCTGATTGGAATAGTCACAAAGTAATTTGAAGACCTGATCTTGATCGACAGATAAAGTGTCGTAAGATCCCTCTAAATGAGGGTAGGGTACCACAAAGTTGTCGTAATAGTGGTTTTGATCTGGATTAAACAGATTGTAATTTGGAGGACGGATTGGTAGCAAGTCGTTCTTATTGTCATATATGGTCTCAACAGCCAGTTGTTGATTGACAGTGATGCCATACCGATTCGCTATAAGGATTCTGGTCCTCGCACCAACAATTGTTGGAGTAGTTTTCTGCTCGAGTTGTAGGAACATTCTTTCACGCTCCCATGATGACACCTGCAATTTAGCGACCGTAGCACGCAGCTTGCGTCTGCTGACGTGATTAGTGACTCTGATCGCATAATTAGCAATAGATTGTATTATAGGTGCACCGGGGTACTGGGCTCGTAAAGACATTCCCTTACATCGGAGCAGTGCGGCCAATGTGAGGTCGCTAGAGTGTAAGTATTGTCTAGTTGTCCACGGAACAGTTAGCATGACTTTTCGCGGGTCAGTCACTACTATCTGATCAATTTCATCAAACACAATACCACAAAAGCTACATTCATTGATAATCGTGTGCTTCTGCAGTTTTATGTGGAATCCGATCTTTGAGAAATCGTCGGGCTGTGGCGCAGGTCCATCAAAAGTGAAAAGGCCGTCATCCCCTTCGACGACACCTTTGACATTAGCATTGCCGTTAAGCTTAGCTACAAAGAGCATTGTCATCAAATTGGAGAAACCGTTTCCTAATGAAGTGGACATTTCGCCAGACATCCTAGCCTCGACGGTGAACTTCATATTTTTAGACTTAATATCATTGCATTTACCCAAGGCCCCGAAGTTCATCCTCATGAAATCTTCGTTTCCTGGTATTTCTGTCGTCATGTAATTGTACAAGTTGAATTCTAGTATGCGCATCATTTGATTGTCGAACTGGGACTCATATGCTGTGTAGTCCGTTTCGTAAAACGGACCTTTCGTGCCCAAAAGCTCAGTGATATAATTTCCGCGTTCCAAGGTTGGAATATGCTTTATGAATGATGGGTGCTTGTACACTTCGTTCTCAATGCATTTAACCCAAGGGCCGTACATGCATTTGAATTCATCAGTGCGACTCATAATCCATCGCAAGTGCTTATACACTTCATAGCTTTCATCCTTGGGAAATCCTTTCACTGATTTTACATACGTGTTATTGTAGTTTTCGACGTTGTCAGCGTAAACTTTCTTCAACTTGTTTTTATGGGCCAATGGGTATTTACAATTGTTGATCCATGTTTCAAAACTGACGTCCGTGTGGGGCGGCAATTTGTCAAACATTTTAGGGAGCTGTTTCCTAACGAACCTATCGAACTTCATCAGCAAATTTCTCTCCCTTCTTGGTAACTGTTTCATGACGCGCTTCATTGCGCCGCCAAGTTTAGTCACTGGATCATCACGGTCGGCCTTAGGTCTTGCAGCGCCCAATATGTGAGGCCCCAATGAAACAGCCACGACTTTCCTGCGTGTTTCCGTCATGTCAATAGACACAGTGGTTGCTGTTTTTATGGGGCCGGGCTCTACCAGGTCAACCTCTCCAACTCGGTAGCCGTAGCTGACTGGTCGTTGGATAACCGAGTCAGCCTTTTTCAAAAACCCAATGCTGGTTCCCTAAGTACCCCTCTCTGCAAGGAGCTCTTAAGTAACGCATCCGCTACGTGTTTGGTTCTTTTATATTCAAGCCCGTTCTCGAAGATACGGGTCTTGTCGACATTTATGGTGCTGATTCTCCGCATGGCCCCTTCCGCGGCATTGGAGCAGGACTCTAAGTCCATATTTCCTCCAATGACACCTTGAGCGACAATCTGTGACAACAACTCGGCACACACCAAGGTAGTTGTAACTCTGATCGGGTCGTCGTAGTGATGAATCGTTAACCTCATTAGTTGAGAGTCGTACTTAATCTTTTTCGTCGCATTGCTGTCTGGTCTTGTGTCCATTTTAGTCGATTCGACCCACGCCAAAAACCTATATTCATATAGTACTTTCGGGTTTAATGAACACCATCGGGCGTATCTAGATGCTGAAAGTAACGTTACAGCATAGATTGAAACAAAACAGATGTACACGATGATTAACGTGTACACAAGCACTGGAAGCCTCGCAACCTTAAGTTGGAGTAAAGCAAGAAACAACATGGTAGCACCATAAGTCGCTATAGCCAGCATGACAACGGCCTTCTTGCTCTTCATCTCAGTTAATGCCCTCACCGCGATGACGGTGAGGAGCGCCAGCATGGACATAATGCTAAATGCTAGCGCAGGTAGATCAGTATTGTTGATCAGACAATGTAGGAACATGACAGAGAATAGGATTAGGTTGATCGCAAAAAGGACGGATGCCGCGTAAATTGCTCGCGGTTCCTTATAGATGACAAAGTGGAGTTTTTCGAACACAGATCGCATGTATTCAGTATTCTCGTGCCTTTTCTTCCGTTCTTTTTCCGATTTCTCTTTTTCCTTGTCTACTTGCTCCTTGTGAAATCCTGCAAGTTCAATTTGATCATCTTCGGATTTTGCAACAGCAGCATCACGTGTTTGTTGCCTGGTGTTCTGCTTTCTACGTTGCTGTTTCTTTCTTTGATTATTTGTCTTCACAGTGGCCCCACTTGTGAATGAGCGATCGGACCTTTGGTCGTCATAAACTTCATTCAAATCAACCCTAGATGGTGAATCTGGGGTGATGGGTGATGCAAGCATTGAATCTTGCAGAGGACGTTTTGCGCCTTTGTTGTCCCCCAAACATCTACCAGATTTGATTGTAATTTTAATAATTAAACCGAATCTTCGGGCCCTTGTTAGTCGCCGGTACCTGACGAGGCAGAAGAGATGCCAGCTCAATTTAGCTCTTTCAGAGGAAACCAAGTAATATAACTGTCAACGAGCATAATTGACAAAATATCTCTGAATCCAATTCGCGCAAGAAAGCAATTTTTAGTCGGCTAAAAGTTGCAAAAAGCCATAATTTGATATTGTTCAAAAGGTAAAAACATTGTGAAACTAAGCCAAAAACCAAAGCAAAAGTGTGTGATTCGCTTTGTTTTCAAGTTACAATATTAATGTCGGAAAAATCGATGTAGCCATCAGCTGTTCTGTTCAATTTTATCATGTTGGAGACATTGAAATCACGTCCCAACGACAATGAACCGACACTAGCCGAAGTACCGGTAAGCTGGTCCACAACGTCAGAGACAATTGAAACGGCAGGTGCTTTAAAGAAGACTCTCGTTCCTTCATTAATGAGCTTTCCCCCCACAGTTTCCAAGGTGAGATCGGTGAGTGCGTCTATAATGCCGGCGTAAACATAATCCTGATTAATGGTAGAAGGGGCAGCATGTGCTGTATTATATACAAGCAATGCGTCGTTGACCGTTCCGCTTGTGATGTTAGAGACACCGACAGTGCCTGAATTATCACAAACAGATTTTAGTGAGAATACGGCCTGATCAGCAATAGAATCGGTTGCATAAGGTTGTGCAATTTGGAATGTGATGTCGTAATGCAGTATCAGTGTGCCCAATTCAGTGCCGTCGGTGAGAGAACTATTGGCTTCGTAGAAGAACTGACCATAACAAACCAGTCTATCATTATTGTTGGCCCCAGTGTACAATGCTTCCCTAACGTATTTCCCATCTGCCAATTTGAAATTTGGCATTTTGATCCGTACATTTGATGTGATTGGTTTTTGAATGTAATTGTAGGAATTCGAAAGTATTGCTACGCTTGTCGGAAATGCATCAATGGGGTCGTAATCCGGGGCCCCGTAAAATGTTCCCCCGACAGTCACAGGCTGACTTGGAACA